CGCATCACGGCAGAAGACCCCATCGACATCATCCCGGACCCGGGTGCCAAGGACTACGAGCCCAGTAAATGGAACGAGGTGATCAAGACGCGCTGGCTCACGCTTGAGCAGATCACGCTCTATTATGGCAAGAAATATGCTGATGAGCTGCGCGCCTCCGTCGGAACCACTTCCGAATCGTTCGGCCAGGACTCCATTCGATATAACCAGCAGACATTCGGCGACGTAGACATCTACGAGATGACCGGCGAAGGGCTGGAGCAGGAGCTCCGCCGCGTTCGCGTCATCGAGCGCCAGTATTACAAGCTGCGCCAGGCGAAGTTCTTCATTGATCCGAATACAGGCGATGAACGGCTCATCCAGGACAGCTGGGATGACGACCGCATCAAGGAATTCGCCGAACGACTGCAACTCATGGTGCACCGTCGTTTGGCCCGGACCGTACGCTGGTGTGTCACGGCCGATCATGTTGTTTTGCATGATGAGTGGAGTCCCTACAAGTCCTTCACCATCGTACCGTTCTTCCCTTATTACCGTCGCGGCCGCCCAACCGGCATGGTCCGCGATCTGCTGAGCCCGCAGGAACAGCTCAACAAGGTTGAGTCGCAGCAGCTGCACATCGTCAACACCACGGCCAACTCAGGCTGGGTGGTCGAGGCTGGCTCGCTCGTCAACATGGAAGACGAAGAGCTGGAAGAGCGCGGCGCAGAGACCGGCCTGGTGCTGGTCTATGGCAAGGGCCGCACGGCTCCGCAAAAGATTCAGCCGAACCAGGTACCGACCGGTCTTGACCGCTTCGGTGCCAAGGCACTCAACCACATCCGCGAGATCTCCGGTGTTGCCGCCATGCTGGGCGTCGAGAACGCAGAAGTCTCCGGTGTTGCCCTCGAGAAGAAGCAGTCTCGCGGCATGACGCAGATGCAGGTGCCGTTCGACAACCTCAAGAAATCACGCGCCATGGTAGCAATGAAGTGCCTGGAGCTGATTCAACAGTTCTACACTGAAACTCGCATCGTGCGCACGACCAATTTCGCTTCGCTGCAGCAAGAGTCCGAGGAGACCGTCGTCAACGGCGTGAGTCCCGAGGGCATGATCGTCAATGACCTGTCGCTGGGCGAGTACGACGTAGTGGTCTCCACTGCACCGGCCCGCGATACCTTTGGTGAAACACAGTTCGCCGAGGCCTTGAACTTACGCAAGGTCGGCGTGCAGATCCCCGACCACTGGGTCATTGCCTACTCCAACCTCAATGACAAGATGGCCGTCGCTCAGGAAGTCAAGAACCTCCAGGGCATGGGCGAGCCAACCGAACAGGAACAGCAGCTGCAGGAGTTCCAGCTGGCTATGCAGATCCAGACCGCACAGCTCGAACTCGAGAAGATGTCCGCCGAGATCCAGGAGCTGCAGTCCATCGTCATGGTGAACCAGGCCAAGGCCCAGACCGCCGTCGGTCAGCTCCAGCTGAACGCACAAACCGCTCAGGGCAAGGCCCAGTTGGATATGGCCAAGCTGCAGAGCGACTACGTGAAGAAGATGAACGAGCTGCAGAACAAGATGCAGCTTGCACAGATGCACATCACGGCCAACTCGCACCAGACTGCCATGACTACGGCCTCCAAGCGTTTTGGTGAAGAACAGAAATCGAAGGAAGGTATTGCGAAAGCCCTGCTGCAGGCGCAGGCAACACGCGAAGCAGCGGGCAAGAAGCAAGCCGAGCAGTAAAGCTACACCCATGGGGATCGCCGGGACCCTTTTCTCCGGCGTAAAACTCGTCCACAGGACGTAAAGGAGCAATGGATATGCCTCGCGAAATTCAAATGGACCAGAACCTCGACGACGACAACCAGATGATTCTGGATGACCCGTTCATTGGCGCGGACGTTGACGAAGAACTGGAGAACGATGATGCTGATTACGGTAATGAAGTGGATGCTGCTGCCTCCGACGACGATACACCGGAAGAGACGCCGGCCAACGATGCTGCGGATGACGACGCGCCTGCTGAAGATGATGCCGACGCCGATGACGATGCAGCAGGTGATGCTGATGACACCCCGGCTGATGACGATGAACCCGCCGCAGATGACGACAGCGACGAAGAAGAGGAAGAGGACGAGCCAGCCGGTGACCCTCCCCCGAAGGAACAGCGGATCCCGAAGCAGCGCTTCGACGAAGTAAATGATCGTCGTAAGGCCGCCGAGAAGAAACTCGCTGACTACGAAGCTGCCCAGGACGCCGCCAAGGCCGCCGAGGAAGGCCAGTTCGACTTCGATGCCAAGGAACGCGAGTACATGGAACTCACGGTTGACGGCGAGTTCGACAAGGCACTGGCGATTCGTAGCGAGATCCGTGCCGCGGAGTCAGCCAAGTACGAGCAGACAGCTACCACTGCAGCTGCCAACGCCCGGGAGGCTACCAAGGCCGACCTGGTGTTCCAGGAAACAGTGACCGACCTGGAAGCGAAGTACCCGTCGATGGCACCAAACGGCGAAAACTTCGACCAGACATTGGTGGACGAGGTGCTGTCTCTGCATGAAGGCTTCATCAACCAGGGGCTGGATGCACCGGCCGCTATCACGAAAGCCGTCAAGTACGTGGCCAAGATGAACGACATCCCGGCCGTAGGTGACGAGCCCGCTGCCGATCCTGATCCGACACCGAAGCCAAAGCCTGCCAGCAAGACGGACAACAAGGCCAAGGCGAAAGCCAAGACCACGCAGCCACAGCAGCTGCCAAAGGCAAGCGAACGCGAGCCCGCTCTGGACATGGACTCCATGTCTGAAGAGGACTTCGACGCACTGCCGGAAAGCAAGAAGCGGGAGCTGCGCGGCGACTTCGTCTAACCCCACCCGGTTTAGGGGCGAGCCTGCAAAGGCTCTTTTGAGGCACCTTCGGGTGCCTCTTTTTTGTACTGGACATATATACAGTAAATATCCCTGCAGCCCCACTTCGTTTTGTGCATATTGGTACGTATCGCCATTGCTAATCCCGAGCGGCGTAATCAACGGGACCTCGTCTGGTAGCGACGTGACGCTCCTTGTAGTGCCGGGACAGGATGTCCCAAGAAACGGATTTTCACTTAAACGGATTTTTACGGGCATGACGCCCAAGGAGCATTAAAAATGTCTACCACGAATTTTGGTGGCCTGAATACTAACCAGCTGACTACTTGGTCCCGTGACCTGTGGAAGGCTGCACGCGAGCACAGCTTCATCATGCGCTTCGCCGGTAAGGGCCCGAACGCTGTTATTCAGCGTATCACTGAACTGACCAAGAGCCAGAAAGGTACGCGCGCGATAATCAGCTTGGTTGCTGATCTCGAAGGCGACGGCGTAATGGGCGATTACCAGCTGGAAGGTAATGAAGAGGCCATCAACGCTTACGACCAGGAGATCGTTATCGATCAGCTGCGTAACGCCAACCGCATGGCCGGTCGCGTTGCCGATCAGAAGACGATCGTCAACTTCCGTAACACTTCCAAGGATGTCCTGGCCTACTGGCTGGCTGATCGTGTCGATCAGATGGCGTTCCTGACAGCTACCGGTGTTGCATACACCCAGAAGCTGAACGGTACGACTCGTGACGTTCTGGCCACTGGTAAGAACCTGAACGACCTGTCCTTCGCGTCAGACGTTACGGCTCCTACTGCGAACCGTTACCGCAACTGGCAGACCACGACTGGTCTGGTAGCCGGCAACACCGCTATCGACACTCTGGCTACTCCCAGCTACGAGATGTTGGTTGAAGCCAAGGCTTATGCCAAGGATCACTTCATCCGCGGCGTAAAGGGCCCGGGCAATATGGAGTATTACCATGTCTTCATGACTCCGCAGGGTATCGCGAAGCTGAAGCTTGACGCGGACTTCAAGAACGCCGTCAACAACGCGCAGGTGCGTGGTGGTAAGAACCCTGTCTGGACTGGCGCACTGCCGACCATCGATGGCCTCGTGATCCACGAGCACCGTCATGTCTACAACACCATGGGTGCTACCTCTGGCGTGGACAAGTGGGGTACCGGCAATGATAAGGAAGGCCAGGCCGTCCTGTTCATGGGTGCCCAGGCACTCGCGCTGGCTGACATCGGTCTGCCTTACTGGTCGGAAGACGAGTTCGACTACGACAACCAGCTCGGTATCTCCGTAGGCAAGATGTTGGGTCTCCTGAAACCAGTGTTCCGCTCTAGCGTGGACGGTGGTGACGAGGACTTCGGCATCCTGCGGATCAACACCGCACTGTAAGGCCTTTGGAACTGGGGTTGGTAAAACAGCCCCAGTTCTAATCCTTTAATCTCTGTATTAAGGAGGTCGCAGTGAGTCGATCAAATCCCACAGAATTTTCCCTCGAAGCCATGAAAGGCGGTAAACGCCCATCTGCGCCAAAGAAGGAAGAGAAGAAGCCATCAGCTAGAAAGGCAGCGCTTTCGAAAAAGAAGCGTCAGGCCCGGGCAGCTCTTGGTGACGGCCTGGCAGGTCGCGCAGTCGATGCCATGGCGGCTTACCGCAAACGCATGGAAGCAGCGACGAACCAGTAATTTAACTAAACCAAAGGACCCCTAATCCTATGTTGTATTTATCCCTTCGAGAAGTTTTAATCCGTAACGAAAGCGGTACCCACGACATGATCATGCCGGCCGGTGTACCCACTTACGTTTCTCCAATTCTACGCGCTGCCGCAGGC